AGATACTCACACAAAATAACACAACAACAAAAAAAACAACAAATAAAAGAAAGAAAAGCGGTGTTTTTTGTGGCAGGGCGCCGGGCCCCCCCCCCCCCCCCCCCCCGCCGTTATTCGTTTTTTGTGTCGATTGCCCCCGCCATGTTGCCGACCATTTTAAAAACGTTTTTAATGTCGTTATAATCTGCCGCTTCGACGTCGGTTTGTGTCATGTCCGGGAATATAGACAAAACGAAATCGTTTAATAAACTGATTTGTTCTTTTATCCCGGTCGAAGAATCGTTCATTTTTTCTTCAAGTTCAACCGCGCGAACGATTAAACCCCAACGAACCCGATTCGTCGAAAACGTCTTGATTATTTCGTCATTGCTTCCGTATATGTTCAATTCAACAAATGCCATGTTTTAAACCCCTTTTCGCGTTGCTTGTTTCATCCTGCCGCCGTTACGGTTGCGGCGCAACGAATGTTGTATCGGGCGACGTAACGGTCGCAAAGAACGCGGACAAATCCAACGTTCCGTCGTTCGCCATTTTGAACGACTTTATCGCCTTTTTTACGCCCGATCCGCCGCCATTAGCGAATTCGTGGTTTGTATAAATACCGTGAAATTCAAGGGACATGTTATTCCCGTCTGTTCCGTCGTCCTTCGTTGCGCTTGTTTCGTCGGGCGCAAGGAAATAACCCTTATGTCGCCAAATATAATATTCTGTTCCGTCGGTATCTTCGATAATATAACCGACCGCATAATATTTATTAACGATAGGACATTCAATATACATTTTAAGGGTTGAATCATAAACCCTGCCGTTAATTGCGGCTTGAATTTCCATTGTCGGAATTGACGCCGTAAATGTTACAACGTCTTCGCCTTCGCCCGTTATAACCATTGCGGCGAAATTGTCATAATACTTTGAAACGCGCGAAACGGAAACCGTCTTTGATACTTCGGCAAGTCCTGCCAAATCCTTGACCGTCCCGGTCAAATATCCGTGTCCGTCGCCCGTTTCGTTGTCGTCGCTTGTGATTTCCGCGAATACAAGACCTTTGCAACCGCGATATTCAACAATCTTTGATACTGCCATAAAAGGAAACCCCCTTTGTTATTTTTTGATTGTTCCACGTGGAACAATTTAATTATTTGTTTTTTTCCATGAACAAATAATCGGTCGTCCAACCCGCATAATTCGGATCGTCGCTAAATATATTATATCCTTTGCCTTGCGGAATGAAACCCGCGATTTTCAGTTTTGCCCGGATTAAATCGGGAACTGAAAAAAGCAATTCCGGGTTTTTGGAATAGAACAAAACAGAAACGCCCCAATCGAACGAATCGGGTTCGTCGTCATAATGCGCGCGGTCGTCCGAAGAATTGACCATATAAGTAATAAACGAATCCGGGTAAACGTCGCCCGAAAACGTGCCTTGAAGGAAAACGGGATAACCTAACGTTAATAAATTATCGACCAAAAAATCAACAACCGCCATTTTATTGCAATCCCTTCAAAACTTCGTTCAACAAATCTTCTTCTGCCTTTTTTATCGGACGAACGGAACGTTTGCGCGCCCTTCCGATAAAACCGCGACCGTCAACGAATCCGCGATTTGCGCCCTTTGACGTTTCACGGCGCGGCGTTCCGTAATTCATAAAAACGACCTTGTAACCGTCGGACGGGTTCGCCGGATCGTATGCGTCCATATACCAACCGACAACAACCGCGAAACGATTTCCCGAAGAATCGCGCAAACAATTAAAACGAATTTGGTTTATAAGATAACCGGGAACGCCCGATTTTTGGCATTCTTCGACTAAGATATCTTTATAAACTTTGCCGCCTTTGCGCGCCGCGTTCCATGTTGCCGCTTCAATGTCGCCGCCTGCCTTTTTGATTTTGTTTAATAACGAATCAAAATTAACAGATACGGCAACGCCCGTTTTTGCGGCATAACTTGCGGTTCGTGCCATGTTACGCGCCCCCCTTGAATCTGCGAACCTTAAATTGTAATTCTTGATTGCGCATTTCTATATTTTCGGGTTGACCTAATATTTCAAACAAAGGCGCGTTCATGCCTTCGTCGCATAATTGAATCGCGCCGCCTGCCGTGATTGCAGGATCGAACCACGTTGACACGTTCGCCGTGTCGTCGACGGAATAAACGCCGTTGTTTTGGTATTCCGTCCCGCCATATGTTGAAAAATTGCAGAATCGAACAACGGGTTCGTTGTCGATCGCGTCAATCGTGAAAACGCGTTTATTTACGCCGTTAATATTTACATATGAACCGACATAATAATAAAACGGTGTCGTTTTCTGATTTCCTTTTTGCAATCTTTGCATTTATGCGCCCCCGGATGATTCGTTCGTTTCGCGCGTCAATTGAATAACGCGTTGTTTGAAGTATTCGGACAATTTAACGCCGCCCGGTTGATAATTCCACAAGTCATTAACGCCCAACGCGATCACGCCGACGGATTTTTCAGAACGGGCGACGTCCTGCGGAACGCCTGCCGATTCCATAAACGAAATTGTTTCGTCGATATACATTTTCAACATGTCGTCGCGAAATGTTCCCGACGTTGAACCAAACAACATGGTTTTAACCGTTGTCAAAATTTCGTTATCCGTCATGCGTAATCGCGCCCCCTTGCGTTAATTATTCCGATTGACAATTCAGACGGGACAAATCGAAAATCTGCGTTTTCGTATGCGTTCCGTCGGTTGTAACAACCTTGAAGTTCTGCGCGTATTTGTCGGTTACTTTGAACGCGCCGTTTTTGTCGGGATCGTTGATTATTTCAACAAGTCCCGTTCCCTGCGACGGTTCTAATCCGACCTTTACCGACGTTGCCGTTTCGGGGATGTCCGTAAACTTCAACGCGATAAAATTACCCGCGCCGTATGTATCAACAAGCGCGCCCGAATCCAAATATTTCAATGTACCCGTAAACGCGTCGCCGTCAAGTTTTACGCGGCTTTGCATGCTTGATACTTTTGTGCCGAACATTTCGACGTTACCGTTTTCGGCGGACACGATAACGCCCGTCAAGGGTTTGAGGTTACCTTCTTTACAACAACGAAGCCGTCGCCCTTAATAACGTTACCGCCAACAAGAACTTCGCCGCGAACGGCTAACATGCCTTCGGCGAACTTGTAATCTTCGGAAACGGTGATTTCATAATCGCCGAAAAGTCCGAGTTTGTAGTTCTTCGGATCGCCAACAATCATTGTTGAAACGCCTGCTTCGGTTGCTTCGGCGTCCACAAATGCGGTGCAATTTGCATTAATGCAATACTTCACGGACAAACCGCCGTCCTTGATAACGCCCGTGTTCGGGTTGTTGCCGTCCGGGATTATCTCATAAACGGGTTGAAGGGTTGTTGTTGAACGAACGTCGCCAAATGCGATTAAATCCTTCTTATTAAGGAAAAGGACAACGCCTTCGCCGCCGAAAAGGTTGTCGTCGCCGCCATATGCGAAAACGATTTCACGAAGGGTTTTATCATCAATTGCGCTTGACTTTGCGAATGTTTGAACCATTGAATCGCCGTCTTTGTCAACCGCGTTTGCAATGCCGTAAATCGCGGTTGTACCGTTGCCGCTAACGATCCATGACGCAACCTTCTTTTTAAGGGCAATTGCCGCGCCTTCTTGAACCTTTGCAAGATATTGAAGCGGTGTCTGCTTGCGAACTTCCTTTGAAACGTATGTAATTACGTTAATAAGGAACGGCGCAATATTAACGAAACCATAATCGGGATCGTCTGCGTTTGCCGCACTTCCTTCTGTTCCTGCGTCGGCTTCCTGCCATGCCTTAATATATGCTTCCTTGTATGCGCCGCAACCCGTCATATCTTCAACGCGTACCATGTCGACGATTGAAGAAACGGACGAAAACGGATCGGAAATTCCGCCGACTTCGGTCGGCGTTGCAAGCGCACCCGAAGAAACAAGAATAGAACGCGCTTCACTTGCGGGCATTGTAAAGGATGATTCCTTCTTGAGCATGTCCGCGCGCGCTTCGATTTCGCCCTTGACGGTTGAACCGTTACGCATTTCGGTTGAACCAACAACGGCAGAACGTCCGGGTTCTTCAACAACAACGGTTTCGTCAACCTTCGGTTCGTCGATTCCTTGAAGCATTGATTCAACTTCGTTGATTTCGTCGCGAATCTTTGCGAGGGTTTCGCCAATCTTTGCGCGCGCTTCGCGATCGTCGCATGAAATCATTTCTTCGTTCAATGTCTTTTCGCGCTCGCGAAGTTCTGCAAGGTGCTTTGTGTAGTATTCTTTGTGAGTCATAATTTGCCCCCTTCTAATAAAATGATTTTTTTTGCCGCTTCGGAAATTTGCGGCGTATTTTTTGCCGCCCGGTTTTCGTCGTCCGACGAATCAAAATTAATCGCGTCCGCGATTTCCTTTGACCGCGCGAATATTGACGTATTTTCGTATGCGGGCATGTCCACGACCGACACGTCGAAAATACGGTCAAACTTTGTTATTGTGCGGAATTTTACGCCGTCTTTGCGCGTCCATTCGTCGCCGTCTTCGGCGATAGAAAAGGCAAAAGACATTTTGTCGATCAACCCGGCTTTGATTCTTTTATACATGTCGACGCCGTCGGTTGTATCTAACAATTCCGCGCGAATTCTTAATCCTTTATCATCCGCAATCAATGTCAACGACTTGTTACGCGTTCTTGCAAGGATCGGCACGTTGTCAACATGATTATACTTCAACGGAACGTCGCGCATGTCGGCAGAATCAAACGCGCCGCGCGCGATTGTTTCCTTAAAAATTCCGCAAATGTCGGCGACGTCGTCATAAACTGCGGCGTAACCTTCAATAATTAAACCGTCTGTTCCGTCGTCGCGTTTAGCGATTGTATAATCTTCAATTTTCGACAAACGGATTTCTTTATTTGTATTTGCCATAATACAAACCCCCTTGTTTAATTTTACATTCCGCCTTCGGAATCTGCAATCGTCGGCGTTGTTATGTCCTGCGATCCGTCAATAATATGATTATATCCTTGCGGGATTTGGTCGCCGTTTTCAATCGGCGGCAATCCTAATAATTCGCGCGCTTCGTTTCGGGTAAATATCCCGGCGGGCAATCCTGCCGACAATGCGCCGATTTTTTCGGACATTGTCATAAAATTAATGTCGTTTGGATATAAAATAATCGCGTTGCCGAATGATTCTTCGCGTTCTGAAAAAAACGTTTGCGTCATTGCTTGCGACAACGATTTTATTTCGGCTTCCAACGCATGTTCATAAAACGATTCTTTTTGCGTTTTGGTATAATCGCCGTTTAGGATCGCAACGGAAACGCCGTTCGCCCTTGTGATATTCTGATAAAAGAATTTTAACGTTTCGGCGTCAACAAGTTTAATATCACGTTCAATCGGTATATATTCCGACTTTAAATCGGTTACCAAAACGCCCGAATCGCCGCGTTGTAATTTGTCCTCAAATTGTGCGCGTTCCGTTTCTTGTTTTGTGTCGTCCAAATATGAATTTACGCGTAAAATGCCATTTACAGAACACGCGATTTCAAGCGATTTCGCGATTGATTGCGTCAATTTATCATATTCGGCGCATGCCTTCAAAAGATTGTTCGCGTCCACGCCGCCGCCAAATGCGCCGCCGCCAAAATAATCATTGACGCCGTAATCTTTGCGAACGTGTATGATTTCGGATCGCGGAATTGTTACCGTGTCGCCGTTGTCAAAAAATAATTGAATATAATATTTGCCTGCCGCGTCGATTAGATAATAAACCGTTCGCGGCTTTAATACATAAATCCCGGAATATATTTTTTCTTCGCCGCGCGAAATGTACGACGTCGGATAAATATACGCGTTTTTATTTAATTCCAAAAGAATACATATTTTTTCTAACAAATCGGCGGTCGTCATGTATTGATTTGGACGACGCAGGATTCGCGCAACGGATGAATCCTTGATTACTTTTCGCGTTGTTCCGTCGTCGCGAACGTGTCGCGGTTCTAATTTGCGAAATTCGTTCGCCTTGCAACGTATGGATTCGACGACAATTTCCGACGCATAAATTGAATCGCCGAATGAAGTATAAAACGGCAACGTTGAATTATACGTCGGCGCAAATTCTGCCGTTTTAACGGGTTTTTCCTTTTTCTTCAAAAAATCAAAAAACGCCATAATCGCCCCCGTTTATTTTATCAAATTATAAAATTCGGTTTTAAACCGTTGCAATGTTGCATACAAAATAATCAACGTTACCGCGCCGTCAATGCGTCGGGAATGTTGACCGCCTATTTTTACCGCCATGATTCGCCCCAAATTATCGACCTTTACCGAAGTATTCGACAAACACCAACAATCAACCGGGTTGTTTCCATAATTGATTAAATGCGCCTTCAATTCGGCTTCGGTTTGTTTCATAGGCGACGACATAACGTCGGGCGTTTGAAGTATTCGTTCCGTTTCTATTCCGTATTCATCCATGCGTTCCAAAAATTCGCGGGCGAATCTTTGGTCGTAACCGCATTTTAAAATACGAATATCATATTGCTTTTTTAAGCCTGCCAAATAATCGGCGACTTCTGTTAAATTATTATCATAACCCGCGCAAATCGTCAATAAACCGTCGCGCGCCCAACGCCTATAATCTGCGCCCGCGCTTGAATCGTCGGCTTTTTCTAATTTGCCTTCGGGAATCCAATAATGCGAAAATATATATTTTGTCGAATCGCCTTCGCGCATTAATAGAATTTTCGCGTTTGTTAAATCGGTTGTTTCGGACAAATCGACCGCCGCCAATGCAAAACAACCCCGGAAATCTTCAAGGCTTTTTTTATCCTGCAAATATGTGTAATCTTCGGCGTTTAGCCATGCCGACGCCGTGTTTTGCTTAATATTAAAATCTTTACATAACATATGAATACGCGCGCCGTTGTCATGTTTTGCGACTTCAAGATCGCGCGCCATTTTTGAAGTTTTTTTCACGCCGTAACGAATCGACGGGTTCGATTTTTCCCATGAATCCGGGTTTTCCCAAATTTCGACTTCGTTGTCGTTTTCATACAAAAACGGCAGGATCGCGGGATCGTCGATTTCGCCGTCGATAACTTTTCGGCAATATTCGATTTTTTTGTCAAGATAACCGCCATTAATAAAACCTTGCGTTGTGCAATTCATGAATAACGGTTCATCCTTCGACGACATGCCGCGCCAAATTGCTTGTGTTATTTCGTCGTCCTGCATGTCGTGCGATTCGTCGACGAAGGCTTTGTCAATATTGAACCCGTCTTTGTTTTGTGTTTTGGACGACAAACGGAATATTTCAATATTTTTCGCATGATTGACAATTTCGGTTAGATTTTGCCCCGTGATTTTCTTCTTTGGATCGAGCCGCCCGCGCATGCCGCCAATTTCGCGCCATATCAAACGCGCTTGTCGGTCGTCATTCGAAGCACAAACAAGCGAAACGCCGCCTTCGCCAATGAACAAATCGGCGTTTCCGTCTGCCGCAAACATTGTTGATTTTCCGTTTTTTCTGCCGACTAATAATAAAGATTCAACAAAACGACGTCGCCCGGATTCGCGCCAATGGAACGAATAAAGCGGTTCAAAAAATGCCATTTGCCACGCCATTAGTTCAATCGGTTTATTATAAAACGGTGCTTTGCTTTGTAAACAGAATTTCTGTTCGAAGGCAAAACGGCGGTCGGCTTCGGTCGTATCATAGACGAACCGGGAATCGTTTAAATCATTCAACAAATTGTTGATTTCCTTTTCGATATATTCGCCGACGATTACTTCGCCGTGTTCGATCATGTCGGCGTATATTTGCAAATGGTTTTTTGTCATGCTTCGAATTCCTGCAATGCCTTTAATAATCCGTCGTCGTCGTCAACGCCGTTTCGTTGCAATACCGATAACAACGTTTTGATTGCCGAATTGTATGTTTGCATGATTTCCCGGTATCGTTTGCCCGCCTGCGTTATTTCCTGCCGCGTTTTGTCCTTCGGATGAATTCGGATTTGCGGCAATGTCCGCAAATATTTCATTTCCGATTCCATGAACGCGACTTCATTAATCAACGGCAGAATAACCGCGCGTTGTTCGGCGGGAACGTCTTTAAAAATGGTTTGCAAATCTTCGATTCGCGCTTCGGTTGTGTTTAAACGTTGCTTCATTTGTTCAAAAAACCTTCGGATCGTTTCAAAAATATTTCAAGAATTTTTGAAATCGGGCGATTTTTCAAAATTTCGGTCGAAAAAAATTGAAAAATCTGAAAAATTCGGTTTGTGCGCTAACGTTG